AGCACAAAGAGATTAAATCTTCCCCATGATTTTCACTTGACCCTGAAAATCAAATTTGATAGTCTGGAAAACGCAACGAAAATAAACACTTTTGAGGGAAAAATGGAATATCGGAAGCTGAAGGACCTGCAAAAGCTGGAGGGCAATCCCCGGATAATCAAAGACAAGGAATTCAAGACGCTTTGTGACTCGATCCGGGACAATCCGAAGTATTTTGAGGCCAGGCCTTTGATATTATCGGATAGGACCGGGGCCATGGTGATCATTGCGGGGAACATGAGGTATGAAGCGGCTAAGGTGGTTGGGCTGGAAGAGGCGCCGACTTTCCTGATTGAAGGGTTGACGGAGGACAAGGAACGAGAAATCATAATCCGGGACAATATCAGCAGTGGAGAATGGGATATGTCGGCACTATCTGGATTTTGGAAAGACCTGCCACTTTCGGAATGGGGGCTCGATATCTCCCCCGGGTTTAATGATGAAAAAAGCATACTGGATAAGATAATATCAGAAGAAGAGTATCAACAGGCCGAAGACCTATCCCAGAAAATCGTTGACCAAGTCAAAAACCACATCGAACACATCTCCAAAACAAGCCCCAGAGAATTAAATAATGCCGTCATGGTTGTGGTCAACAAAGGGCCGGGGAATAACGTGATCTTTTTATCAGATCCGAATCTTCGAAATATTGTTGATGAATTAAAACGATATACTGATGCGGGTGAACGATCACCGCTGGAAATGTTGACAAAGGCCATATGGAAATAACGGTCAATCTGATAAACGAAACATTATCCGAGTACAAAAAGCCGGTGCTGTCATTTTCCGGCGGATCGGATTCGATGGTATTATTGGATCTGATTTATACCAGGACGGCTTTCAGGCCAGCGGTTGTTTTTGCCGATTCTCAAATGGAATATCCTGAGACGCAGCCATTTATTGAGGATGTATGCAGACAATACGAGGCGGAACTTTACATCGCCAAGGCAGAACGGACACCAATGGAGCAATGGGAAAAGCAAGGTTGGCCTATGCTGGGGAAATTGGCGGCCAGGAAATGGATGCAGCGACACAAGCATCGCGGCTTCGATATAAAGTTGGATGTTTCCTTATGTTGTCGGAATATGAAGATTCTACCAGGTCGAAAGAAAACAAAAGAGATCGGCGGGGATATTCAGCTAACGGGGCAGCGCGGCCAGATGGATGATGCGCTTCGGGGCCTTCGGGCCATAAAGGACGGATCGGTGTCTTATGTGAAGGCGGATAAATTGACGATCTTTAATCCGTTGATAGGATGGACAGACTTAATGATAAGGCGATACACGGAAATGAATGACATCCCTATCCATCCCAGGAAGAAAACGGGAGCTATTACCATCGGGTGTATGTACTGTGGGGGCGGTGCACAATTCACAAATTCGGGGTTTAGGATTCTGCGAGAGATTGCACCGGACTTATGGCGGGTATTCGTGGTGGAGTATAAAGGTGGAGAAATCATATTGTCGGTGAAATATAATGAGCCGCTTCATATAATCCGAAATGTGATAGAAAAGGCTGGAGGGCTGGGGTATCTTTACAGTTCCAGACCGTGGATATTTGACTTTCTTGAACTTCCACCAAGGCAGGGATACGATAAATGAGTGAAGATTATTCATATTTTAAGGATCTAACACAGCGGCAGCAGCTAAACGACCTCATGCACAAATACGCTCAGATCAATAACGTGGAATACGGGGTCGGATGGAAGGAGCTTGAAAAACGATATCATGAAACGCACGGAGAAAAGCTATCCATCATGAAATGGAAACATGAACAGGATAATCACATTAGGATGACAATGCCTGTTTTTTTGGAAGCAAAAGGCATTATTCATAAAGCAATCATAATAGGGCATGAAATGACAGGGGGGATGTTGCTCCCCAAACGCCAGAATGTAAGGTATTGATAAGGAGAAATAACCATGGCAAGCGGCGGCTATCGCCCAGGTGCGGGTAGGAAAAAAGGCACTAAAGATTCAAAACCAAGAAAGGGATCGAAGAAGAAACCGGCCAAGGAACAGGCCACACAGACCGAAAAAGACAAGATCCGGGAGATACTGGCGTTCAGCGTCAAGGCCAAGGCTAAGATGTACCAGGAATTCCTCATGCGAGTAAGCAAGGGGGAAAGCATGTCTATCATGGAAAAGAAGATGATGGACAAGTTAGGGATGGAGCTGGAGGCCGAGGTCAAGGATGAGGAGGAAGCCAAGGCCAGGCCAAAGCTGGAAGACCTGGAAGCGGATGAATACCTGCGGGCGGTGTGGAACGACCCGGGGATTGAAACTTCGCTCAGGATAAGGGCGGCGGAGATCGTTGTCCGGTCAGGACCGGCGATGGGCAAGAAGGATGAACTTAATGAGCGGGCTCGTTCCGCTGCGGCCGGGCGTTTCGGATCTGGCAGAGCGCCGCTGGCATTGATAAAATAGGCTGACCTTGCGGCGGAGTTCTTGAAGAAACTCAAGGAGGTGAAAAGGGAGGGGAGGGTTAAGTGATATGCCTAAAAAATGTATAGTTTATTTTTGTGAAGAATGTAAACATTTTGAATATGGATTTTGCTATAATACCCCGCAGGGTCAGGATAGGCGTAAAATTGACAATGAAGATATAATCCCAGATTGGTGCCCATTGGAAAATATCAATTAGAGGAGAAAATAAATGGATAGCAGTTATAGAGACATCGAAGTGGTAGAGGACGACATGGGCGAGGGCTACATGGACCCTATTGAAGAGAAAGAGACCTTTGAAGAAAAACTTCGGCGGGATTTCTGGAAGGCAGTGCAGAGAACGTCAATAAATATATACCAGCATCAACAGAAAAATGGGTGGAGCAGACGATAATAATGCTTGACAAAGGGGTGAAAGGGGGGGTTGTATGAAACAGGGTAAGCTGATGAGAAGTATTTATTTAAGTGATTTATTGCCGAAAGAAGGATATCACATGGATAATGATCGTTCAGTTATGGGTATGTTGAGAGGTTTGCAGGATATGATATTGTCAGATAAACTCCGTGTTCTTGAGTGCGAGTTTTCAAGCCCCGCAAAAGAAGTTTTTCCACTCTTCCCTTCAGATGATGACGGGTTTAAGCATTTTGAACCTGGGGAGGATGTCTATGTAAAAATCCATTTGGTTAGGAGATGGGTGATAAAAGAGCTTGACAAATCATGATGGATTTAGTAGAAATAGGAAAGGCGGCAACCTGTCGGAGATTACCGCCTCAATCCATAGACCATCTGTTAAGGAGATGCCCCATGAACGATTCTACTCTACAAAATCCATCCACAAATGTCAAGCCAATATTAACGCAAGAACGATTAAAAGAACTTCTGTCTTATGATCCTGAAACGGGGGTCTTTGTGTGGCTTATAAGTACAGGGAACAGAGCGCTAAAAGGTTCAATAGTAGGAACAGACCACGGGAATGGATACCGCAAGATAACTATTGATCAACAGACATATTATTCTCATAGGTTGGCCTGGTTTTATACTCACGGGAAATGGCCTGAATATGAGATTGACCATAGAGACTTGAACAGATCTAACAACAGGCTTTTAAATATTCGCAGGGCAACCCCTATACAAAACAGGCAAAATTTGAGAATTAGAAGCAACAATAAAAGCGGTAAGATAGGAGTTTCATGGGCTAAAAATTGCAAGAAATGGGAAGCCTATATATGGAAGAATTATAAAAAGATTGGTCTGGGGTATTTTGACGATCTTGAAGAGGCCGGGAAAGCATACCTAACCGCAAAGCGTGAATTGCATACTTTTCAACCTGTACCAATAGGGGCGGAATAAATGCCATTAATCCACAGCACGGCCTGTCCGGACTGGGAAAAACGTATAATTGCAGGGGAATCATTAATCCCCAACCCTCCTATATTCCCGGAAGAGGCCGCTGCCGGACTGGCTATTTTTAAAGAGCTTCAACTTGTGGATGTTCTTGGGCGTCCTACGTTCGGATCTGCTGGGCGGCAATGGCTATTCGATTTTGTCAGTGCGATATTCGGGTCATATGATGCAGATGCAGGGAGACGGTTGATATCCGAATATTTCTTGCTCATCAGTAAGAAGAATTCGAAGAGTACAGGCGCTTCGGGGATCATGTTATCTGCATTATTGCTCAATTGGAGACAATCGGCGGAATTTCTCATCCTAAGCCCCACAGTTGAAATCGCTTCGAATTCATTTCTTCCAGCCAGGGATATGATACGCTCAGATCCGGAGCTTTCCGACTTGCTTCACATTCAGGACCATCTTAGAATGATCACACATCGGAGAACCGGGGCAACCCTTAAAGTGGTAGCAGCAAGTAATGAGACCGTCGGTGGGAAAAAAGCAACGGGCATACTGGTGGATGAGTTGTGGCTGCTGGGTAAGGTCAACAATGCCGAGAACATGCTCCGGGAGGCGTGCGGCGGGTTAGCATCCCGTCCAGAGGGGTTCGTGATATGGCTGACTACCCAGAGCGACGAAGCGCCGGCGGGTATATTCAAACAAAAATTGGACTATGCCCGTGGGGTCCGTGATGGACGGATAGACGACAATTCTTTCCTACCCATTTTGTTCGAGTTCCCCGAATCGTTCGTGAAGGAAAAGAAATATCTTGAGCAGAAATATTGGTGGGTGACTAACCCTAATATGGGGGCCTCTGTTGACGAGGCTTTCATTCTCAGGGAGTTCAAGAAAGCTCAGGAGGCTGGTGATGCGTCCATGCAGGGGTTTCTTGCAAAGCACTTGAACGTAGAGATGGGCTTGTCTTTGAAGTCCCAACGATGGGCCGGCGCCGACTTCTGGGAAACAGCTGCAGGCCAGGTTACTCTGGACACAATCCTTGAGAAATGCGAGGTGATAGAGATCGGCATTGACGGCGGGGGCCTGGATGACCTCTTGGGGTTCGCCGTGGTAGGCCGTGACGCCACGACCGGGGAATGGCTGTTATGGACCCATGCCTGGTGCCACGCCATAGCCCTTGAACGTAGGAAGTCGGAGGCGCCCAAATACTGGGACTTTGAAAAGGATGGGGACCTGTCCATTGTAGATGAGATAGGCCAGGACTTTCAAGAGATGGGGGTAATCGTTCGACGGTGTGATGCTTCTGGGCTTCTGGATAGGATTGGGGTTGACCCTGCGGGGCTGGGGGGGATACTCGATGAGCTTGAGGGCGGGGATGTGGATGGAGCCGGTGCTATAGAGCATGATCGGATAGTTGGTATTCCTCAAGGGTGGCGCATGAACGGGGCAATCAAGACCGCAGAGCGCAAGGTGGCGGAGAAAACTTTGATCCATGGGGGGCAGGCTCTAATGAATTGGTGTGTGGGAAATGCGCGGGTGGAACCGAGGGGGAACGCAATATCGATTACTAAGCAGGCAAGCGGAACGGGGAAAGTGGACCCTTTAATAGCAGCGCTTGCAGCTATTTCATTAATGGCGCTAAACCCGGCGCCAAGAGGGAATAAATCTGCATATGAAGATCCAAATTCGGAAATAATGGCATGGTAATGAAAAAAACAATCCAATGTAAAGACATCCCCACATTACCAATACTCCAATTTGTAGCAGAACATGGTGGGATAGGGTGTAACTGGAATTGTCCATCTGAATTTCAAAATGGTAATGAATGGGAACGTAAAGCTTACGATAGGAATGTTAGGCTATCTATGCCGGATGGATATAACTTGCCAGCCAATTTAGTTTTAGCGAAAATGCGGAATTTAATAAGGGGGGAATTGATCGAAGGGTGTTATTGCGGGTGCCGTGGTGACTTTGAAATAACGGATAAATGTAAAAAATATATACAGGAGAAACAACTATGGGCAGAAAACGAAAGAGCGTAACCGAGCAAGATTTGAGGGTTGATGAAGATTCTCAGGTAGAAGATTCGATATTGACTGAAATCCCAGACCTACCAGAAAGACCTACCTTGAGAGTTGGGGAGGTCGCAGATTATTATGGGGTTACGACCAGGACTGTATATTTATGGATTGAGCACGGGCACCTTGAAACAGTAAAGACACCTATGGGGCAATGGCGAGTTACCAGAGAGTCTTTAGATGTTTGTCGGTTTAAAAAAGATCCGGTTAGCGGCGTTGTCGTTCGTGTATAGTTTTAGGACTTTCCTCCAGCGTTTTGTTGTACTCCGGATTATAATATTCAATAAGTTTTAATTCAACCTTAGTTAAATCCTCGTTTCTATCCCATCTTTCAGAATGTTGGCCACCAAATTAGAAAGTGACCGTCCCTCTTTCTTTGCCTGTTCACGGAGTTTAATATTGAGGGTTTTAGGGATTGATACGTTGATTTGGATCGTATTTTTTGACATGTTGCTCCTTTCATGGCCCCTTGCGGGGCCGGTTGGTTAGACATCAATCTCATCAACTGTATAATCCAGAAAATCAGAACTGTAATCCGGGTGATAAATAATATCATCATAAGTAGCCCCCTGTCGTTCCCCGATAACGGCATGGGCCATTTTGTGATATCTACAATCATCCGCTCGTTTTCGCATTTTGGCTAAAATTTTAGAGTGTTTATCGCATACTTCTTTGACGCCATCATGTTTCCCGATCCAGTAAGCTACAGCGATCAGGCCGTCGATGCCCTTGTAGCTGCCATTCTCCAGGGTGCTCGTTGCTTTTTCAATACGTTCGGTCATTAACATAACATTCCCCCTTTGTTATGATCTATTGAGTTTAACGGCTTTCTTGAGAGTATCCAGCGCCCAGCCTTGGCGTTTTTCTTGCGCCGCCATTGCCCTGAAATCAACCCGGTTCCCATTGCTGAACTCACCATTTTTGACGCGAGCGTTCCACTCCACCCTGCGCTTATGCGTTTCTTCTGGTGTCCAGACTGCCAAAAATTCGGCATTAATTCCGTCTTCTATTTGTTTGATTTGAGAGTGCAGATCATTCTGGAGAGCGTCTATTTCTTCCATATTGCCCCATTCGCGGGCCACAGATCCACATTCTCTTTCAAGACGCCTTTGAAGCGCGTCAATCTTGCCCTGCGGAGTTTGGGTGTGCTGTTTTGCTCTTTCTTGAGCGGCTTGCCATTCTGCATGTTCCCTTTTTGCGCGGTATGGGTTGTACCCCCCTCCACCCTCATTAACCAGCCTGTCATATGTGCTTTCTCTCATCTTCATTCCCTCCCCCTTCGGGGGCTTTCGCCCGCGAGTTAATGTTAATCTCTGGCCCGTTAAAAGTTCCTTGCCGTGTTAGATACAAATATAGTGGATAGATCATTACTTGTCAAGCAAAAAATGAATAAAAATGAAAGAAATGTTGTTTTTTCTAAAGTAAAAATAGATCAATTATCAAAAAAAGTGTGAAGTCTACGGAAATTTGCGGAAGTTTGCCTAATTGACAATCCTATCTTTTCCTGAAACAATCCCGAACAATCTATTAAAATAATATTCATATGAGATCCGGATCATGAAGTGAATCTATTGAAACGAACAGGTGGAGCTATTGCGTCCCTTGTCAAAGCGTCATGGAACGCCTTTGATGTACGGGACGTTTTTGTTTTTGGGGGTTTCCCTGTTTTGGGCTACGGGCTGTTCCTTGAATATGGTCTCGGTAAATCCCTAATCGTATGCGGCGGGTGTGGCCTTGTGCTTGGATGCGCCCTGACCTTTTCAGGCAAGGACAAATAAAAGATGGGAATCCTTTCAAGGTCACTCCGTCCGCGCGCTGCTTCATGGGGGGCAGACGATGACAGATGGTACTACCCAGGGGGCAACACTTACGGCGGGTATGTTCCAACTCAAGCGGGCGTATCGGTAGACTCTGATTCAGCTATGCGGCTGATGACTGTTCAAAACTGTGTAAGGGTCCGGGCATTTACGATATCGCAATTACCGTGCCACGTCATGGAGAAGCAGGGGAAAAACAAGATCCAGGCTAATGATTTCTACCTGTACGAAAAACTTCATGATCAGCCCAACTCATGGATGACCGCCCCTGAATTCTGGGCAATGGCCGAAGCTCATGTTTGTTTACGCGGAAATTTTTATGCTTACAAAGTTGGGATTGAAGGGCGACCAATACAACAAATTGTGCCACTGAAGGCAGATGTTGTTCAGAAGATCGAACAGGCGCAGGATTATTCTCTTACCTACCATGTAAGAATGAGGAATGGCGAAACCGTCCCCATGCCCGGCAATAAATTGATGCACTTACGAGGGCTCACTCTCGATGGGATTACCGGCGTTAACCCGATTGAATATGCGAGGGAAACCATAGGTCTCGGGCTTGCAAGTAATCAGTTTTTGGGTAAATATTTCGGGAAAGGCCTGCATCCTGGAGCAATCATAAAACATCCGCTTACGCTTAACGCTCCAGCACATGCGAATTTAAAGGCGAAATTCAAGGAGAAATATGAAGGGTTAGGTAAGTCATGGGAATTCATGTTGCTTGACGAAAACATGGACATTGATTTCCCCCAGATAAAGCTCGTAGATGCTCAGTACCTTGAGCAAATGAAGATGAATGAAGCCCAGATATGCGGGCTTTTCAGGGTGCCGCTGCAATTAATACAATCAGATAGCAAAACGCCAACATTCGCATCAGCCGAGGAATTTTCAAGATCGTTTGTGGTCCATGGCATTACACCAGATATTGTTAATTACGAGAAGTCAGTCCGCAGGGATTTATTAACACCGCAAGAGAAAAGGAAGTATTACGCTAAATTTGAAATGCGCGGGCTGTTGAGAGGATCGTTTAATGACCAGATGGAAGGATTTGCGATGGCAGTGGATAAAGAAATTCTCAATCCGAATGAGTGTCGAGCTCTCATGGACCTTAACGCCTACGAAGGCGGGGATATATATCGTACCAGGACATCAAGCATGAAAGAACCCGGCAACGGGAATGATAAGCCTCAGGAGGATCAGGAATGAAAAAATTAT